TTCAGTGACCCAAAATTGCATCCGAGCTGTTTAGGAGCAAGAGCCGCAAGCTTCTCAAAAAACTCATCTTGAGACGTCGCATTGATGATTTCGCTCCAGATGTCAGCCTGGGTCCTCTCGGAGTCGTCCTTATCGCCGCCCGGCCGGTCGCACTGATCACCAATGATATAGTGCCCCTCCTTGTGGCCGGCATATTTACCGACGTAATCCCAGCGTCGTCCAGGATTCGCCGAAAATCTCTTGATGTTTGCACGGCGGCCTCCCACGAAGAACAGTGATCCAGCGTCGGGGTGAGAAAATGGCTCAGGCCACTGTACGAAACAGTGGAAATGAGGTTTGCCATTCTGGTGCAGCTCTCGACCCAGTCGGTACACTGCTCCAGTTCCGACAACTGCGTCGATAATGAGTTGAGGATCGAAATCGTTTGGACAATCGGAATAGGTAAGGAGGACATAGTCGACGTTGTCAAGCTTGAACTTGCGAACCATAGTGATGAATTTTGGGGGCGAACTTAACACTGTAGCCCCCAAAAAAAAACGACTCACCCCAGGCTATTTAAGCCCGCTTCATGCCCCCAAAAATCCCTCAACCCCGCACTTCATGTCCCAACAAAATGGCCGGGTACCGGACAATCAGGAGGGGGAACCGAAGCTACACCCGAAAGGGTCTAGGCGTCCGCCGACCCCTCACCCGTTTCTCACGTCGAAGACGCCCCTACAGCGCCAGGAGGCGTTCTGGTTTCCGGAGAAAGCCAATGACCAACAAAAGGATTCTCGACATAACGACCAAAAAGAAACAAGATAATATGGTCGTCGTCAGCAACATCGTGGCTGGCACAGGTGGTGGTGGAACCACATACAACAATCAGCCCCCCATCCTCTCGGGTACGTTTACGTACATCCTTCCCTGGATTTGCACCGCCAGATCCCTGTACCGCGGAGCAGGCACAGACAAGGGTGCTCCCGTCGATACGGCAACACGCACAGCCCACACCTGCTACATGCGCGGCCTCAAGGAGCGCATCCAGATCCAATCAAACGGCGGAGCTGCATGGCAGTGGAGACGCATATGCTTTACCATGAAGGGCGATCTTCTCAACGAAAACACGGCCAACAACTTTACGTGGTGGCGTGCACAGACGAACGTCGGCGTTGTCCGGTCCGTACAAAACGCTGCAGGGCTCACCGCAGGAGAAGTCCTTATCGCGCAGCTGTTCAAGGGCCAGCAATCTATCGATTGGTCCTCTTACTTCACCGCCCCACTCGACACCGGTCGCGTAACTGTCAAGTACGATAAGACCCGCATTTACCAATCAGGCAACAACAACGGGTTCATGCGGAACGTCAAAATGTGGCACCCAATGAACGCTAACCTTACGTACGACGAAGACGAAGTTGGTGACACCACCAACTCAGACTCGTATTCGGTTGATTCCAAGCGAGGTATGGGAGATTATTACATAGTCGACATCATCAGCGCAGGGTCAGGGTCCACAACAGCAGACAGAATGTCATTCGATCCAGAGGCTACTCTGTATTGGCATGAAAAATAGGGTCCGTAACCTCCACAAAATCAACGTTCTTCTCCATCCATTCCCAGTCCGGCGCCTTACCCCGCTCGTAGTACTCGAAGCGTGGGTCCAGGTTGCAAATGTAGATCGCCGGCTTACCCCACTTTATGTTCCGTTTGTGTTTGTATTTGTCAGTGATGCTGAACTCAAACTGTCCACCAAGCCACAGCTTGTAAGAAGGAAAGAATCCAAATCCGCCTGAGATGTCATCGAAGACTGCATACGATGCAGCTTCGTCGAAGAGTTCCAGATTGAACAGACCTCCGAAATAAGAGTGTGTTCCAAGGGACCGAGCCCAGACAGTCTTTCCCAGTCGTGTAGCTCCAAAGAGCACCAGTCCTCGAGGTCTAAGAATAGCGTTAGCTCAAACTCTAAAAAATGAGTCACATCCCCACGCCTATGTGTCCCGGTAAAGGAGCGCGAGGTGGGGCAGGCGGCTTGCCGCCGAAGCGCCCCCACCGCTTAAGCGCGACGTTAGGAGCAAAGACCAGAACACTCACCTACCAGACATATGAGAGATTAGGTTGTCTCTCTCCCAAGCCTCCAAAGCCTCAGGCACCGTCAAGCCTCCAGCTGGTGTCTCGTACGGCTCGGCCACGTGACGGTACTTCCACTCAGCGTAGAGCTTCAGTGACCCAAAATTGCATCCGAGCTGTTTAGGAGCAAGAGCCGCAAGCTTCTCAAAAAACTCATCTTGAGACGTCGCATTGATGATTTCGCTCCAGATGTCAGCCTGGGTCCTCTCGG